TGAAACCTGAATTTAATCTATCCATCCCTTGATAATATGATGTGAAAAAAGTATCGGGACCGTCAATAATTTGGGGGGTCCACCAATCATTCCTTTGGTCACCAAAAATACTGTCAGGGTTAGGAGTTTCGTCTCTACCTCTATTTTCTATAGTATACCACTGATAAAAAGGTACTGTTTGTGTAAAAATTGGGTAATCCTCAAAAACACATGGATTGGCCGTTAATCCATCAGGGGTTGTCAAGAGTCTGTGTGGTGACAACCAATCTCTTAGTTCAAAATTCTGTTTATAAAAAACTCCAAAAACATTATACTTAGAACTACTTGGATTTGTATAAACATATCCTTGTGGTGCCGCTGGTACCTCTGTAGGTTCAGGTGTTAAATATTCATCAGTATCGTATGGAAAAACACCTATTTGTGAATTTATTGCGACCATTTGAGCGTAGTCTCCGTCTACCTTATTATAACCTCTTGAGAACAGTCTTCTCACAATATCGGTCGCTGGCCCACCTAAAGAAGATATAATTTCACCAATCAAAGACTGCGATAATAATCGAGACATTATAAATTGATTCAAAAGGTCAGAGGTGTCTTGGTAAGAGGTTGTTGATAATCTATCCATGACATATCCTAAATAACTGTCGTCTAAAACTAATTCTGTAGTATATAATGTTCTTGGTCCTAAATCCATTACTGTCGTCGGAAATAATAAATTCTTATAATTAGGTTTGTTTTTAAATGTACCACTTCCGGGACCACCTTCGCCATTATTAATAGGACTATCTTTACCTATAAACCCGGTACTAAGTGGTGGTACATTGTACCTATACGGAGCCGACCTATAATAAACATTGTTGGTTATATGGTCTACAAATGCAACATCAGGACAAATACAAGGATATGGTGAATTAGAAGGCGGTGATGTATATTGTATTCTATTACCGAAAGGGAACATAAATAAAGTACCATTAACCCAATAATTAGTAAAAATAAGACCAAAAATATTTCTACAAGCGGCAAATCCTAGTCTAACTCTAGCCGCCCATTCAAAAATTAATTTTGAATCCAATGGAATACTTAACATTGGTGTTGTAACCAACACGTAACATCCATTTACTACAATTTTTTGTTTTCCGGGTTGGTCATTATTATAATAACAATCGTCTCCAGCCGGAGCGACTGTTACCATACCAGTATTTTCATCATACTGATAACATTCTAATGGTATTATACCATCACAGCTAAAAGTATCTCCAGCACCTGATAAAGTAGGATTACCACTAACATCCACTTCACTTGGACCCCCTTCTCCACTTCCAATACCTGAAGACTGCACATATCCATCATCATTAACTTCAAATAATGTGAAATTTTGATTGGCGTGTAATGCGTAAGAAAAACTACCATTTATTTGTTCAGAACTGCTTGTTGGTAACCTATCACTCCTCATGACAATTCTTTGTGAATTGTTCATGTTTATGTTAATTGAATACGTAGGAACTGATGAATTGTATGAACGATAAGAATAAGAAAGATACCCTGACGTAACATTTCCGGCCAGACATATGGTATTATTTCCAACATGCGCAGGTTGATATTCACTAGCATCTAAATACATAACCCCCGCACCTTCAACAACTTCATCTTTAAAATAACCTCTGTTTCTAGTATTAGTAGGTTGATTAAAACTATCAAAATCATTTGGGTCATTATCACCGTCGGGATATGCTGACTTACATCCAAGTAAAAAAGAACCTTCAACTTCAGGGTTGTAGAAATATCCTCCTGTCCATCTTTCCCAAAATTGTCTTGTAAACCAGTTATTATCACTCACTCTTAACCCACTTATAAACGCACCTGCCGCAACTGTACCAATTCCAGTGGTATCTCCAATATCTCCACGAATGTAATAAGAAGTTGCCGTAGTGGTATATTGTTGGTACATGGTACTATCAACAGAAAAACTATATGATGGATAAAAAAGATGTATCCCTGAGTATGTGTCAATCGATGTGTTGTTTGTTATAGATGAAGTACCGTGTCTAACATTTCTTATATTCCCTTGAATTGGAATGTTCAATTTGAACTGTCCTTCAATAGTTAATCCAGGTGTTAGCCAACTAGTGTGACCGAATAATAAACTTAAATCATATGAACATGTTTGTCTACTACTATAAGGGTCAACTCCTCTAACTAAAAACACTATACCAATTTCTTGAGCATCTTTCTGACAATCCCATCTAGTCGGATTACCCGAAGCTTCTCCCATTGGAATTGGTCCAGTTGTGTCGGGGTCATAATATAATTGTGTACTATTATTAATATCACCAAGAGGTGCAGGAGCATCATCCCACAAATCATGAACAATGTCCATATAACTACCTAATACTCTACCTCTAATTGTTTCCGAGGTACTACCAGGATTTGATAAAGGAAGATAATCAGCAACCGTTAATCCTGTTATAACTTGAAAGTACTCAATATCACTTGGAAATTTGTAGAAATTTTCGTTGGTTCCGAGGTCACCTGTTGATGCGGTTATTGTATAATTGATGGGTCCTGTGTTTCCAGCACCACTTGCATTAGCGTAGTAAACATCAATATCTCGTTCAAAATGTGTTATATTACCATTCGAATCTAATACAGGAGTACCTAAAGTAGTTCCTGTTGTTGCAAAATTACCAAACTGAGTTTCTTCGGTCAAACTTGGGTTTGTTAAATTTAGGTCTTGTGAAAAATCTTTTTCTACCGGTGAGAAAATCTTTCCTGATTCAAAATTACCAAGTTGACTTGGTTTTACAAATAATATTAAAACATTATCTTCGTGAAATCCAGTATTGGAGGCATTATCAGACGCGAATTTTACTCTGATTCTATTCCTTCCACCTCCAGGGTTTGTTACAGTTGGGATAAAGTATTTTGCCTTAGTATTAAGTAGATTTATCCGTTCAAAAAATGGAATGCTAGTTGTAAACATTTTCCAAGCATCGACATTTCCTCTACCTCCAGCATCAGTTTCAATATCATCTACTATTATATCTTGTTGTATTGGTGCGTGTACTTTAACACCACTTAAAGCCGGACCTCCTGTTTGTAATGCACCAATATTATTAGATATATCTTCACCTGCTATTGGTGTTGTTTCTATTTCAGGAAGCCCACTCCCGCTAGTGTCGTACCAAAGTTGTGGGACTCTACTACATTCCCATTTACTTGGAGAATGAAAATCTTGTAATAGACTAGTCCCTCCTGCCGCTTGTAAAGCCTCATTTAAACCAGGATACCCCAAATCTCCTAAATCTGCGGGTACTTTCTCAGCGGTCAAAGGAGCACACTCACAAAAATTACAATCAGGGTAAACAAAAACAGGTAATTGTAAACCTGAGGTCCCACACTCCTCTTTCATTTTGTCATATGCATCTTCAATCGGATTACATAAAAACTCAAAAGGTATTGCTGCCAATCGAAATGGAAGACCCAATAAGGGTATGTCACCCAAAAGGTTTAAAAAATCAGCAATTCCACAAATAACAACCTTTAGTGCCCCTAATATAAAGGCTAATATACAAAATATAAGAGTAACAAAGTGTGAAAGTAACATTAATACAAACATCACTGGTACCATAAGAGTCATTAAAATAGAAAACAACAAATATATAATGTCATTATTTTTTTGTCCATCATTAGCCGGAAATGTATTTGTTGTTGATTCACATTCACTGTTCAAAATGTCTTTAATTGCCAAATACCTATAGTCATTATTTGAGGAGGCTCTGAACTCAGTTATTAAACTTGATACGGTATAAACTTTACTGTGTCTAAATTCAAAAAATCTGTCCTGACATGTTATTGCCTCTAAAATCATCTGGTTTTTGTCGGGACCCGCTCCGTATTCTTCCCAATCAACACTAAACGCATAAGAAGCCGCCGCCATCTTATAAGTTTCTTGATTAAGAAAAGAATCTTCAGGCGCTCGACAAACTCCAAAAATATCCCCAAGTATTTCAATAACACCTGTTGTGTTACCTGTATCTTCATAATTTACAAGTAATGGGTCCTGATAAGAGGTACCAGTCCATCCCCACTCTTTAATATTAGGAACTAAATAGGAGGCTCTTAGTATTTTACCAGTTATTGTTGGAGGTTGTTGCCAGCTTATTTTAAATCTATATCTAGCCCTTGTTGGTATCCCTATAGATTTGTTTGTCGATATTAGTCTTTCCCCTGATTCACTTGTGTATATATAATCCAAGTTCATAGGTAAATCTATCAACCATGTTCCTTCCTCATCTATACAATTACCCCCATTTTCTAAGTCGAATTCCTCCAATAAAGGTCTTCCAAGGTTGTCCAATTCAATTGTTTGTCTAATCGATATAATTCTACCAGGACCAGTAACCATACTACACAAATTACCTATTTTTTTGTTAGCCTTGCAATTTCTCTTAATAATATTTTCATCAGTATTCGATAAAATTGACCCCATAAAAATTGCAGCAGGTTCTATTTTAATACCGAACTCCTGTGAAAGGTCAAAATCAATTCTAGTTATACCCAAATAACATATTTCAGGTTGACCCCATAATGGTACAACCTCGATTGTTCTATTTGCTTGTTTTATTTGAGGAAGTTCTCCAAGGTTAGTCGAAGACTTAAATTTAGTACCGTTTAATTGCCCTTCAGTCGCAAGGTTCAGTCTAACCAAGTCTTGAGGAGACAAAGAAAATTCTCCAATATCCGACAAATCAACATCCATATGAACTGTTTGAGACCCTATAGGAACACCAAAAATCATAAAGTCACCACTATCATTTGTTTTTGCAGTGAATTTATAATATTTGTCAAAAACCTCAATTAATGATTGATTTATTAAAACATCCTCTCTCGATGGAAATGTTCCTGTTGGCGTATGCCCCCCATGAGATACTTCATAAGGTAGTAAATTATACCTATATCCATCTTCATTTAAATCATTTAAAGTTTTGTATGGATACAATTCAGATATAGTTGGATTGGATTCATCCTCTAATGATAAAGGAATGAATATAGAAACTTTAGCATTCGGTATTCCAAATCCGTTATTTGCACTAACTCTACCTACAACAACACCATAATCAGAACATTGTCTATTATAAATCTGACTTTGTAATATTTTAAGAGATAAAATCTCTAATGACTCAAAGTCTTGTTCTAATAATACATTAACCGCTTTATCAACTCCAACTTGAGTTCTTATTCTGTATGAATTCGACATGAAAAACCTTTTTTATAAATAGTTTATTTGCTATTTTCAAAAAAAGATAGACCATTATTTAGATAAATAAATTATCAAGAAAAATTAACCGTAGAAAGGTTCTTAACTCTGATATTAATATCTTTACCGGGGAATCTAATTTGGTAAATTTGATTTGGTTCCGCAAATATTGTGTCATCCACCAATTCAATCTGTTTTGTGTCCGAATCTAAGTATCTCTGAGACGTTTGTGACGATGAATATTGACCTCCAATTCTATTAAATACCAAAATATCAGATATCGACAATACCCCATTTTCACTTTGGATTAGTCTACGTATTTCTGATACATTAACATTTTGTCCCATCTGCATATTAGCAGGGTCAAAATAATCTGAAACTAAATTTATAATAGAAGAAATTACAACTCCTTGGTTTTGAGTTGAATCTAACACAACATCTATAGTTAACGATAAATCAATCACATTTGCCGTCTCAACTGAAATATAATCATTAATCATTCTGTAGTTTGACAAATAATTAGCAACATTACTTTTCAAAGTGTTTGATATTATCTCAGTTAATTTACCCGAATCATCATAAGATAACATTTTAATTTTTATCTTATTATTTTCTTCAGTTATTGACACTTTTGCCGGTGCTCCATATTGTGACGGCATGGTTCTTATTATAGACTCATAGTCATTAACTGTAACAGCCCTGTTTTGTGCCGCAAAATTAAATGAAACATAATTTCTTACCTCTTCAGTGGTCGGAGCCGGCGCTCCTCCTATTGCCGCAGTAACATTTATACATCTTAATGAATTTACAACATTATTATTTACAGATTCTGAAGGACCATTAACAAAGAATGAAACCGTACCTATTTGTGTTATAACATTCACCCCTAAATTACTTGTAGACCCACCTCCAATTCTATATTGAACAAACATAGTCGTATTAGCCTTTAAGGTACTACCTAATGCAAAATTATTCGAGTATTTGTATAGGTCTAATTTGTAACCATTTCGAGCGAATTCTCTTAATTGTTCGTCCGCAGATTGACTACCTCCACCGAAAGTCATTTTTAAAAACCCTTCAGGTGTATATTCAGTTATAAATTTGTTATTAGTTACCACATATTTCCCAACCTTGATACCTGGTCTGTCCGAAGTTTTAGTTGGGTCTTCTACAAAAACTCTATCCTCAATTAAGGCCTTAACCTCATACCATCTGATGTCATTGTTTAAAAATTCTTGAGCCGAAGGTATGTTAGCATATTGAGTTCCATCTTTAAGTATAACACTAGTAACCCCTAGTACATTTTTTTCAGGTAAAAACAATTCAAAAAATGGTTTAACATCATTTGGTGTTACAACTTTTTTAAACACTTTAGTAACTCCATTAACAACCGTTTCTCTTTTTACTATTGTATAATTAATTAACTTGTTATTTGAATCAAATACAGGAATCTTTAATCTATTAGGAAACCCATCACCACTAATTGGTGATGAAAAGTCAATATCGTATACGGTTTCAAAAACTTGTCCTCCTCCGTTAACTTGAGCTCCTCTTCTTAAAATACCACAATATCTCAAATCTTCCTTATCTCCAAAAGCCGGTACTGTAATCGAAAAGTCAACTAATGCAACAGATGGTCTCTGACCTGGAATTTTTAATCCATAAGTTCGGGCGATATTGTAAATTGATGACCTTTGTTGAGCGTATTGAAGTACTGTTTCTTGTATACTTCTGTCAATATTGAACTGTAGGTTGTCTGAAACCGCCGCGTTTAAATCTAATAAAGCAGAAAAAACCGAAGCATCATTAAAGTTACTTACTAAATCAGGATAATATGTTTGTGTGAAATTTATTAACTCAGTCCTAATCGACTGAAAATCTCTTGTAGTATACGATATTTTTTTATTCGCCATAACTTTTAAATATTAATAATAACGAAATCGCTAGAATTAAAAACATCGTTATTAATTTTATAATCAATTTTTATTTTAGCAGTATGTTCCAAAGTACCAATTCCAGGGACTCTGAAAACTCTTTCATCATTGTCGTTAACATATGAACCTTTATCCTCGTCATCACTTGAAGCTGGTTTTATATCTATTTTAGTTATTGTAATACCGGGTATATATTCTGACACAGTATCCCTAATCTCAGCTTCGATATCGGAAAAAGTAGGACCATCTAATGGTTCGAATAAATATTCATACAATCTTGTTCCAAAATCAGGTAAAAAGTATCTAGTTCCTTTTCTTGTTAATAATAAATGAACCAAATCAGTTCTTATCTCTTCATCATTGGTTGATGATAAATCAAAATAAGTTCCGTTGAAAGAATCTCTGAATGGAAAATTTATACCGTATGTCATTGTGTGTATATTTTATAATAAATATTATTCGGTCGATTTTATATTATAATAATAACAATCCCCATCTTCTGCAACCCATCTATCGGATAAAGTTTCGACTGAAGGTAAATCAGTGTCAACTTTAATCTCTTTTGGTTCTATTGGGAATTTGTTTGTAACCCAATTTGAATCCTTCCAATAAATTCTATTATTGGGTTGGCACAAAAGATAACCGTCATCACCAATTAAAATGTGCCCGCACTTATAATCTGAAGGTTCATCAGAATATGGATTTCTGTACCAATCAACCGTCATAAGATATGTTGCCCAAATTTTTGACCCATCTCTTAAAACAACCTGACACCTTTTTTCATATAAATAATCATAAGTTGTTACAGTTACGTTTTCAGAAAAACAATCCCATAATTGTTTAAAGTGAAACGGTATGTCGTTAGTCGGTTCTTTCATGAATATTTCAGAAATTGGAACTCTTGACCTCATCATTCCATAATCCGTCATTACATGGAATGTTAATATTTTTCCAGCAACTGATTGAATGGCAAAAGCATAAGCCTTGTGGAATTTATTATCATCGTTAGGATTTTTTGTAAAATGTGATACCCTAACTAAACATTTAAATAATTCGATATTTTCATTATATACCGCCATATTAATAAATATCTTAAATAAAAAATCCCGATTACTCGGGATTTATTTTATGATGAACAACCAAAACATTCAAACTCAGAATTAGCTGGTTTTGGTGGTAAATTCATGTTACTATAATCAACTTTTGGTGGTTCAGGTGTAACATTTGGTTTTGACATTTTTGATATGTCAACCGCCAAGTGTTTTGCCCCTGTTGAAATTGCCTTTGTTCTAACATAATAACAAAGTGTTTTTAGCCCCTTTTCCCAACCATAGAAGTGTGATGATGAAATCTTAGATAGAGTTGGGTTACCCATATAGATATTCATCGACTGTGATTGGTCAATAAACGGAGCTCTGTCGGCCGCCATTTCAATCAATTCCTTCTGTGAGATTTCCCAAATTGTTTTATACTTTGGAATAAGGTGCTCAATTCTTTTAACTTTCTTATTGTACTGTTTGTCCTCAGGGTCAAGGTAGTTATTGAAATTAATCCCCTGAACTGAACCTTCATTAAGAATAATTTCATTCTTCAGGTCTTCTCCCCAAATACCGAGCTTCTCAAAATCATTAATCAAGTATTTGTTAACAATCATAATTTCACCACCAACAACACGTCTGTTAAAGATTGCCGAGTGAGCGGGTTCTGTCATCTCATATGAGCCTGTAATTTTAGCAGATGACGCAACAGGCATTTGAGCGGTGAATAAAGAATTGCAAACACCATAATCTTTAACTTCTTCTTTAAGTAATTTCCAATCCCATCTTCCTGATAAATCACCTTCATTGAGTCCCCACATATCAAATTGGAACACTCCTTCTGACATCGGTGAGCCGTTAAAGAAATCATATGGTTTATATTCTTCTGACTTACATAAACGACAACTTTCAGTAATTGCCGCAAAATAAATTGTTTCAAATATTTCTTTATTTAGTTTCTTCGCTTCATCAGATGTAAAGATATAATCCATCAAATAGAATACATCAGCAAGACCCTGTGTTCCAATGGCAATTGCTCTTTGTTCACGACCACCCTTGTTTCCCTTTTCAGTTGAGTAGTTGTTAATATCCACAACTTTGTTAAGAGCCCTTACAACTTTACGAGTTTCCTCGTACAACAACTGATGGTCAAATGTTCCTTCTTTAATGAAGTTCTTTAATACCATTGATGATAGTGTACAAATCGCAGTTGTGTTTTCATCTGTGTATTGATAAATTTCATTACAAAGATTTGACTGTTTGATTACACCGATGTTTTGGTGGTTTGTCTTTTTGTTTGCGTTATCCTTTGAGCAGAGATATGGTACACCAGTTTCAATCTGTGACTCAATAATCTTTGACCAAATTTCTTGGGCTTTAACTTTTTTACCAAGACCTAATTCAACTGCTTTGTTATAGTTTTCTTCATATTCATCACCATAACATTCTTGGAGGGGTTTAACACCCGCTTTCTTAATATCGTTAGGACAGAACAAATACCAATCACCATTGTTCTTAACAGCTTTCATAAAGTTATCAGGAATCCAAAGTGCGGTAAACAAATCACGTGCTCTCAATTCTTCAGCTCCCGTATTCTTTTTAATATCTAAAAGGTCAAAAATATCTTTATGCCAAGGTTCCAAATAAATTGCTGCGGAACCAGGTCTACGTCCTTGTTGGTTAAAGAAACGAAGTGATTCATTAACAATTTTTAAATACTTTAAAAGTCCTCCCGCAAATCCACCTGATGATGAAATTCTACTTTCTTTGCTTCGGATATTTGACATAGATAAACCAATACCCGCAGCGTCTGATGAATATGTTGAAATATCTTTCATCGTGTTCAAAAGACCTTCTCTAGAGTCCGCATCATTATAGTGAAGAACACAAGAGGCGAGTTGTGGAATTTTTGTACCGGCATTAATCATAATTGGTGTTGCCGGTGAAATAAGCTGACTTGATAGTGACTTATAGTATTCGACCGCTTGTTCAAATGATTTAGTTACCCATATTGCAACACGCATATACATATGTTGTGGACGCTCGATTGTCTTACCACTTGGTAGTTTCAAAAGATACATCTCTTGTAATGACCTCCAAGCAAAGTAATCAAAATTATAGTCATTGTCGTGATTGATAACCTCATCAATATTTGACGGACCGTAACTGCTAATCATATTGATAAACTCATCATTAACAATTCTTTCTTTGTAAAGTTCCATCATAGTGTTTGAGAAACTTGGGTTTGTTTCTTTGTGATAAGATGAAATTGCAACAGACGATGCGAGTCTAGAATAATCGTGGTGACTACCAGTATAAGCGGCGGCTATTTCATAAATTAATTTATCCAAATCTTTGGTCATAATCTCACCTTCGGTTGGTACCGAAGTGATTACTTTAATAAAGATTTCGTCCGAATTTACGTTCAAACCTTTTGCCGCTCTTTTAATTCGGTTATATATTTTCTGTGGGTTAAAGGACGAGTCCTCCCCACTTCTTTTTTTAATTTTTAAAGACATCATAGTTTTAAAAGATAATCAATTAAAAGTCGTCCGTAAAGGACAATGTTTCGTTCAACTTTGCTTTTTGGTACTCAACAGTTCTTGATTCAAAGAAGTTACCTTTTGTTTCAACTGCGATTTGTTCCATAAATTTAAATGGTTGTTCAACATTAAATTGTTTCTTACATCCCATTTTAACAAGTAGACCATCAACAACAAACTCAAGATATTGTTTCATAAGATTTGAGTTCATTCCGATAAGTGAAACTGGAAGTGATTCGGTAATAAATTCTTTTTCAATCTCAAGAGCTGACAACAAAATCTCTTTAATTCTCTTTTCACTTGGTTTGTTTTCACAGTGATTATTCAAGAGGTGAATTGCAAAGTCACAGTGAAGATTTTCATCTTTAAAGATGAGCGAATTTGCATTACATAAACCTTGCATAAGTCCTCTTGATTTCAACCAAAATATTGAACAGAATGAACCTGAAAAGAAAATTCCTTCTACGGCCGCAAAAGCCACAAGTCTTTCTTGGAATGATGCGTTTGTAATCCAATCAAGAGCCCATTTTGCTTTCTTTTGAACCGCTGGAAGTCTGTCAATCGCATGAAAACATTCATCTTTTTCTTTTGGATTTGACACATATGTATCAATCAAGAGTGAGTACATTAGACTGTGAATGTTTTCCATTGCAAGTTGAAATCCGTAAAAGAATTTTGCTTCAGGGTATTGTACTTCTCTATAGAAATTCTCCGCCAAGTTTTCATTTACAATACCATCGGATGCTGCAAAGAATGACAGTACATTTTTAACAAAGTATTGTTCATTTTCTGAAAGGTTTTCCCAATCACGAATATCACCTGATAAATCAACCTCTTCAGCCGTCCAAAACGCGGCTTGGTGCATTTTATAATATTCCCATATATCGTTATGTTCGATAGGAAATATTACAAACCTATTAGGATTCTCTACTAAAATCTTTTCCATATTAATTAATTATTTTGTTGTTCTCTTTGTTTTCTTCTTTCGAGTAAATCTTTTACTCGTTGTCTTTGTTGTTCTTCTTTCTGTTCTTCAAGTCCTAAGAACGTTACCGAACTTTCGGTATCGATTTCTAACATACCGTTATCGAACTTACAATTTTCAAACACAATACCATCGTCACCAATTCTTGATTTGGTTATTGCAATTGTGGCCAGTTTCATCTCTTTTTGTTGTAATGTTTTCGCAACAGATATAATAACGTGACCAACTTGAGCCTTCTTAATTGACCCACCCATTTGGTCTGTTGTTACGACCTCTGATGAAATCGAACTTCTGTTACCCTGTGTTGCCGTCCACCCAACCAGATTCAACTCGTGACACATTGCTTCGAAACCTCTCATAACCGAACCTTCACTCTTCCATTCATCACCCAAATTTTTATCAGGAACGATACAGTCAATATAGTCTAATACAACCATATCTAACTTAACTCCATCAGCAATCATCTTGCGAAGTTGATTTTTGATTTGAAGCATTGTTAAAGTATCTGATGGTAGTTTCTTTAAAATAAGACGGTTTTCCATCTTACTTTGTACCTCTCTAACCTTATCCATCACCTCATCTTTTTTAGTTGATAACTCATCGGGATGGACTTTTGTCCAAAGTGTGATGTGTTTACGTTGAATAATTTTTGGGTTATCCTCGAAGAATATTTGAAGTACATTGTATCCCAAATTAAATGAGTGATTTGCAATTTTGGTTAAGAATGTAGATTTACCTACTCCCGTGGGGGCTAAGATAACTCCTAATTCTCCTTTTGCCAAACCTCCTTTTAACAATCTGTCGATACCTGGTATTCCCATCGGAATTGGGTGACGATAGTCTTCGTTAAGTACATCATCCAAATTAGAGAATACATCGGCCATTCCATCTTCTCGTTCTCCAACTTGTAGAGCTTCTCTAACTAGTTCTTCTAGTTTGTCATAACTTTCAAACTCACCACCATCAATAACTTTTTGAGCTTTAGTAATGGCTTTTTGTAGTTCTTGTTGTTTACAAAACTTGAGAGCCTTTTCTTGAATAAAACCACTGCCTTCAATTGGGGAGTCTTTGATTTTTGTGATAGTGTCCAACACAATTTTAGAGGCCAATTCTTGTTGTAGTTCAGACTTGGTTATTTGCTCTAATGTATCAAAAGTAGGTACGTGTTCGTATTTGGAATAGTACTCCTTAATCATTTGCAAGATGATTTTGAAGTACTTATTTTCAAAATATTGTTGTTCTATAACGTCAATTATGGACCTTCCGAACTCTTTATCAATAATGATTTGATTCAATAATTGTATTTGAAAAGAAGACCCTAAATAATCGAAATTTTTGTTTGACGCCATAGTAAATTTTTGTTCGTTTTTGATAAATATTATCGCTTAGTACTAATTCCCGCGAATTCAAAAGTTAAATTTTTCGCTGAAAAAATGTCAGTAAGTGATGAAAGCAAACTTTTTATATGAGGGCGGATATCTACGGTGTATCTTATTTTAGGAGGGAAAATCTTAGCATCAATCTGACGATGACAAATTGTCATGTCCCCATGTTTAATAAAGATGTTAAAGTGTTCTGGTCCGTCGGTATATGACGTATCCAAAATAGATGGGTTACCCTGAATCTCATAAGAATTTTCAAGCATATAATCCACAGTTTTCATCTTCAAACGATGCATGAGAGTATTTTTAAATTCTAAAATAAACTCATAAAGTTCGGATGAGTATTTTGCTTCGGGATTGTAATCACGAACATTAAAATACCTCTGAACGATGATGTTATCGTTAACCATCATCAAAAACTCAAGTTTTGTTAAATCTTGCTCTTTCATAAAAAATTACTTTTTGGTTTTAAATTGTTTTTTTTCTTTTCTTGTTAATTTCATAAACGGTTTTACAAAGTTTACCCAAGCCTCGTCATGTTTTGGGAGAAATTTGAAGAACCCATCCTCCATCATCATACGGATTAGGTTTCTATACCCTCTCCCCTCGGGGTCTAATGTTTCACTATAATATAATTTGACTATTTCCTTACCTTCCTCTGTGATTAACGGATTAGACAAATCCACGATTTTGTTGTTAATCTCAAAAAATTCATTTCCATAGATACCTGATTTTGTTTTACCTGAAAGTAAGTTTTGTAATATTTTGTTTTTTTTGTCCTCAGTAAGTAATACCTCGGCTCTTGTTAAAATATCGTTAAAAGAAACCTCATGGTCAAGTATCTCAGGAAATAATTTGACTAAAGTTTTTTCACCCAAATAATAGATACCATCAATATTATCAGACTTATCACCTGACAATATTTTATATGTTTTTACATTATAGTGGGGTATCTCAACCTCGTGTAGTTTGATAAAATCACCTTTTTTATAGGTTAATCTTTTACTGGGTGAGTATATAGACACGTTTTGTGATATAAGCTGTGTTAGGTCTTTATCACTCGAGAAAATGGTTATAATCTCATCATTTGCAATCTGACAATAATAAGCAATAAGGTCATCAGCCTCATTGTTGTTAATATCAACCTGACGAACAAACATCTCTTCAAGATATTGTTTTACTCTATGTTTTTGTTGGTAAAACGACTCCTCTTTAAAGTCATAACCAGGTTTTCTGTTCTCCTTGTATTGGGGGTATATTATTTTTCTTGTGAGAGAACTCCCTTCACCATCCCAGAATACGACTACTTTATCAAAGTTTTCTTCTTCAATAAAACGTCGGGTAGTATTTAGAAAATGCCAAATACCCCCAACGTGTTTACCTTCGTGAAAGAAATCTTTCACACCATGAAATCCAATTTTTAATAAATTGTTTCCGTCAATTAATAATGTTTTGGTCACCTTTTATTTAATTAAGGTTCGACTTCTTCTTTCAAATCAAAATCCAAATCAGATACACCCAAAATATCTTTCCAATATTCAGCGTGTTCTTTTTTGTAACTTTCGATAGATGCCTTTTCTTCTGCCGGTTCTTTACCAGCCATAAATCCGTGTGGTGTTACTATAATTTTACCATCCTCATAACCTAATCCATTGATATGATTTTTAAGTACAGATACTTTGGTACGAACTGCAAATTTAACAGTTCTCTTATCTTTTGTGGCGGTAATTTTTGTAGTACCAGCACCTTTTTGATTACCAAACAAAAATACCAAAGATGAGTTTAACCAAATTGCTTCACCACCTTTTGCCTTAATTTTTGGTTGACCAAATGGATTATCAGGAAGTTCAACCCAAGGTTGATTAACAATTACAAGTGTGTTTTCAAACTTTGAATCAGCTTTACGACTACCTGAAATTCTTTGGTTAATACCCATACCAATCTTGTCAGCAAGAACTGAAGCATTGTGTTGTTTACCACCTTTACCTTCAAAAGTCATCTTACAAGGAACTGAACCAACTGAGTCCCAAAGGAAAAGCAAACTATAATCCAATTCACCTTTTTCTTGGGCATCCAACAAGTTGTTGATATACTCGGTAATTTGTTCGATGTAATCAAAATTATTGTTGAATAGATAAAAACCATCCCAATCAATCTCACCTGTTGATTCATCCACAACCTCCTCACATTGGAACCCCATAATACGAGCGTGTTCAAATGACCACTTTTGTTCGGTGATAATGAATACAGGTAGGATTCCTTTTTTCTGAGCATCGACCGCCGCCTTTACAAGTGCAGTGGTTTTACCCGTATCAGAGTGACCCAAGAACATATTGATGTGTCCAATCGCCGGCCCTGGTATTCCAACCGCATCCAAAAATTCTGTACCCAAGTCAAAATATCTTTGAGGTTTATATTTTGCCGAAGTAGAGAACTTAGATTTGATTGAATCTAAACCTAATTCTTTTTTCTTAATTGCCATATTAACTATATTTCTTGAATTGTTGTAAAGCGTCTAGCTTATCTTTTGCACTTGCCAATTGGTCAACAAATTTATCCATCTCTTCCAAATGTTGAGGATGTTCTCCGATACCAACAGGATTATTGAAATAGACCATTAATGTTGCTTCAGCTTCTGAAATTTGGGCGGAGTACTTGTTTGTCAACGCCTCATACAATTTTTGCGTAATTTTTTCTTGAGTTGTCATTTTTTTAAGGTATTAAAAACCACCCCATATTTCAGGGGTAGTTTGTTTAACATTTTTTATTAGAAAGGAAGGTCGTCTGATGGTTCATCGTCTGACTGTGGGTCAACGACTGATTTCTTACCACCCATAGATACCGTTTCCTCAATTTCACTTCCGTAGATATACTTACCAGCGTCAGAATCCCAACGTGGAACTTCGCCACGAGCAATAGCTTCGAGATACTCGGCCGGCTTCTTAGAATATACATCACCCCAAGTCAATTCATCATTAACCCAAGTTTCTTTTGTCTCCTTATCCTCATGTAGAGGAGATGGGTCATCGTGCATAATTGTCTGAATGACAGTATAAGTAGCTCCTTTTGGGGTCTTAGCCTTTGTCAATTCAAGAATGATATCTCTACCATTTTCAGGGTCAGTGATATCTCCTTTTTGACGGAAAATTGGGATGATTTTATCCAAGATACCTTCGTTCTTATAGTTATGCTTGAAACGCCAAAACTTAACTCCGTCTTGTTCGTTGTCACGGTCAATAACCTTAACAATATAGAATTTACGTGGTTTGTACTGTTTTGCAAGTTCCTTATCAGACTCTTTTCCTGTTGACATAAGTTCTTCGTAAACTTCAGACAATGGAGAACGCTCGTTGTCATTTTTACCTGGGTCAAAAAACTTCTGCCATTTTCCATCAACTTGAACTTCGTGGAACCATACCTCTTTGAATGGTGAACTTCCGTCTTTTGTTGGGAGTATTCGTAGTCGTTTTTGACCTTGTTTCTCGTTATCCTTGAGGATAGCCGCGAAATACTTTTTCATTCTTTCATCTTGAGACATTTTTGAGGCGTTAGATGAACCGCCTTGTTTTGAATTTTCGTACTGCGAAAGAATCGCATCTAAAGAATTGTTTGTCGCCATAATAATTAAATTTAAAATTGTTTATTAATAATAAGTGTCAGCCTTTGTTTTGTCAAATTAAAAAGGGGTCAAATGACCCCTTTTATTATCTTACCTCGGTGAAGTCTCCCGATTCCTCATCTCCAAAATCTCTAAAACTTTTTTTGATGTCTATAGGTGAATAACCTTCAACATCATCCTGAGTTAAAACATAATCATTCTTTCCCGTTTTTTCCATATCAATCTCTTTATCTTCAAAAAAATCACTAAGTTTCTGATTAAACGGTCCTGAATCTAAACTACGTAATTCAAGTTTTTCCTCCGGAGTTTTTGTTCTATATTTTTCAACTTTAGCCTCCAAATCATTCAATTTGGTAACTATAGAGTCCATATTAGACAATTTACTTTCCAACTCTTCTAAATGTTTAAATAAGTTATCAAAGTATTCTTCTTGTTTTGTTTCAATATTTTTTTGTGACTTAACTAAGTCAGTTATTTCTAACTCTTCACCTTTAGATTCTTTTCCTTCCTCGTCCCCAATTTTTTCAACATCAGGGTCTGTTGCAACATCAACAGGTTGTGGTACCGCCGCTTCAGGGGCCGGAGCACCAGGAGGTGGTGGGACCGCGCCTGGGTCGGCGGGTGCTGGTGGTGGAACTGCTTCTTCTCCAGGAGGTGGAGGTGGAACGTCTTGTTCAGTTATATATCGATTGATATCGTTATATCTTTTTAATTCGTTTAATATTTTAGTATCTATTCCCATTTTTTAACCGTTTAAAAGTTGTTTAACTCCATGTAAAGTTTCAACCTGAATTTTTTTATTGGTATTCATAGTGTTATCAACTCTCTCAATTAAACCATCTTTAATTCTAAGAGTATAACACTCACCCGTATCTAAATCACAAACTTCTTTATAACCGTTACCGTTATCTCTTTCTGTTATTCGAGTGTTCTTACCCAAATAACTATCTAATATCTCTTTAGTACCCATAAGTTTTTATTTATAAATATCTTTTATTTTAGAAATTTCCACTAATATATTGTACAGTTTGACTTCTACTATTATCAAGCGTTACTCCATCGGACAATACAGGGTTCAAAGTTACTCTAAATTTCACAGATTCTACTGGAGTGTCTGAACAATCCGAATCTAATTGAATGTCCTCTAAAGATATTGATAAACTTTGTTTGTCACTAGAAATCAAGTTTGATATATTATATTGATAATCAGTTTGTGAACATTCAGATGGTGAAGTCACTTTATACTCCGCAACTATCATAACCCATTTTTCATTATTTGTGTTATTAACTGTCACAACAAATTTGGGGTCACCTACTGAGGTTCTTGTTATACTTAATAACTGTGTTGGTTCTGTCGAAGTTGCAGATTGTCTATTAACTTGGTCGTATGCAAAAATCGCAGATTGAACTTGACTTTCAATATTTCCTAAATCAACAATATCCATGTCTTCATATATGGTTTCAGGTTTAATATTTTGTTTAGAATTTAAAATAATAAATTTAGTTATTTCTTTATAATTGTCCTCACTAATTGTCGCAACTCTACTTCTCCACCTATTAGATAAAAATGTAACAAACTTATCAGTATTTTGGAAAGATGCATATGGTACATTGTCGGTAGAACAAAAATATTCTTTTAAGAAGTTTGACTCTCCTGATTGTCCCCATGAACTTGTTAAGTCAATCCCCCCAAAATTGAAATTGTTTGACGAAAAACCCGCTGCCGAAC